ATCCATCCGTAATCAAGGGTATCGTTAACCATGCTGCCGGTATCGGTGGTCTAGTAACTAAGACTGCTTCTACTACTGCAACAGCAAGCCCTGCAGACATTGCTACCGCTCGCGCTAAGCTAGGTCGTTATGGTCTGTCTCTAGGCGCCAACCTCGCATACATCACCAGCGTGGAAGGATACAACGCTCTAGTTGCCGACAAGGACTTCCTAACCGTCGACAAGCTAGGCCCTCAAGCTACTTACCTAACTGGTAGTGTGGGTGCTGTGTTCGGTATTCCTGTGTATGTGTCCGAATTCATGGATGCTACCGGAGGTGCTGATCGTGCTCTAGGTGTTCTGGTCTACAAGCCTGGATTCCTAATCGGTGAGCGTCGCGCAATGGAGATCGAGAGCGAGTATCTACCACGTCAACAAGTAACTGGTATGTATATGAGCACCCGTATCGACTTCAAGGCTCTTACTACTGAGACTAACGCTGCTTTGAGTACTCGTTACTCCTTCGCTAGCGTAATCACCTCAGCTAGCTAATAACTACTAGGGGCGGGGTTAATCTCCGCCCCTCGCTATTACTATGAAAAAGCATCTAATTTGTCATATTCATTGTTTAGATCATCCTGCTGTGCTAAAGTTTGTAGATATGTTAGATCGCTACAGACATTTATTTGGCCTAAAGATTGCAACCGTTACTAATTCAGATAAGGATATATGTGATTTGGTAACGCAAGTATTAGTAAATTGGGGATTCAAAGTATTTACTGTTGAGAACTCGCCCCTAAGAGAAACAGCTGCCTTCTTTGAACATAGCTTACCTTACTTACTAGAGAAAGCTGATTCAGAGGATTTACTATACTACTGTCACTCAAAAGGCGTTACTTATTTGCCAGAGAGTGAAACCGGAAAAGCTGTTAATATTTGGACAGATTTGCTAATAAAAAAGACTCTGGAAGAACCTATCCCTTTTGAGGACAAGCGATACTCAGCTTTTGGGACGTTAAAGATTGGTGGTTCTTTTTTGCCAGATAAACTCGGAGAACAATTTTCTTATATCGGAACCTATTTTTGGATTAGAATAAGTAAATTGATTAGTAGAACGTTTGATTATTCTGTGTCAAAGTTTTATTTAGAGAGTCTTCCGGGACAAGTAATGAGTTTTGAGGAAGGATACAGCATTCCACCTACAATTACAAAAAAAGACAATCCGTATCTATTATCAACATGGAGCAACCTATGACATTCGACGAGAAAGAAAAAATGATAATTGAAGCTCTAGAACAATACCCTACATTTCATGAGTGGTTCTGGAATAATCTTAAATCTGGTCTTAGCTTTAACGGTGGAATAGAGCTAGTTACTGAAGACGATATTAAAAAGCATGCAAAGCTAAGCGCGCAGAAAGAGAAGATTGATACTTGGGGCGATAAGAAAGGCCGAGTAATGAACAAAACGCCTATCGAACTTACATCTATTAAAAAAGGACTAGAGAAGCATAAGGAAAAATAATGTCCCTTGTAACCCTATCAGAAATTAAAGAGTTTCTGAGCATAAATCCCTCAAATACTACAGACGATGCTAGGATGCAAACCATAGCAAAGCAAGTATCTAGTTTGGTTACTAGTTACTGCGGTAGGGAATTTGTCGCTCGTGATAGAGTAGAGTATTTTAATGGTGGCACTAGCTCTGTATTTGTCGCCAATCCTCCTATTAACGCTGTATTCTCTGTTGAAGGGCCGGGAATTGTTCTTAATAGTCCTAGTCGTGCAGGAAGCCCAGTATCAAAGCACAGAAATCCACTAACAGTTACCTCTACTGCTGCCTTGACTACTAAGGTAAGGAAGCATGGACAAGCTAGTTTGAAGGTTGATGGAGTAGGTTATGCTACAATTCAGTCAGATGAGTCTTTAGAGCTTGGAACGGATGATTTTACTATTGATATATGGGTAAGATTCGATGACGTAATGGGCAGAAGAGAATTTCTTGTTGCTGATGCTTGGTCTTTCGGTATTGAGAATGGAAAGCTATTCTTTAACGACGTAGAAGAATCTGAAGTATTCCCTTACAAGACTAATCGCTTTTATAGATTCGGAGCTACTCGTAAAGATGGGTTACTTACTATATATAGAGATAAGGAAATAGTAGCTCAAGAGGATATTGACCTATATATTTCAGAATCAGATATTGTTATAGGTAAAAATATGTTTGGCTATATTGATACTTTATATATAAGTTCTGTAGTTGAGTCCTTTTATTCAGATAAACCTATAATTCCTGATGATAATACTATAGTGTCTCTTTCTTTTGATGGCCCCGATGGTTCTACTAATATAACTGATTCTGTTCCTTCTGGTGGCGATTTTGCTTTTAATTTGGATACCGGAGAGATAATGTTTGACTCTTCTAACGGTGAGCTATCTCTGTCTGGGCCCACTACTTTTGGTTCTAGCCCAATGAGTGTTCGAGTGTCCTACAATGGCGGATATTTGGAAGTGCCTGACGATATTAAGATGGCTACTCTAGAAATGCTAAAGATTGTGTATAAAGGCAAAACTGGAACTGAAATAAACACCATGAGAGGCGAAAATCTACACTCTTATGCCTTAGCTATTGATGATTTTCCTCCTCATGTCCGCAGAGTATTGAATCTATATAGGATAGTAATGTAATGTTCGTGCAATCTGTAATGTTCTTTGATGGTACTCCTGCTTTAGCGCGTGCCTCAAAGCAGGTTGGGCAGTTGTATGGCATGACTAGTGGAAGAAAAGGTGTATATGCTAAACAGGTTAATAAAATTGCCAAGAGCTATACAAATATTTTAGAAGAAGCGATTGCGAAAGCTACTTTCTCACACAAGATTGCAGAAAAGCCAAATTGGGGTTTACAGCCAGACTTGTTAACTGTTATAGGTGGACAAGTATTTACCTCTGAAGTCAAGAACTCTTTGCTTCAATATTTAAGAGATGCAGAGGGTATGTTGCAAATTACCAGAGATAAGAGTATTAGACTAGGTTCCTCTGTTAAAATTTCAGCGTCTGCAAAAGGACTTACTACTGGTTATGATTCAGAAGGTAATCCAATCAATACTAAATTTTCAGATGCAGAAGAGTTTTTCAATAGATACAAAAAGAATCCAAAAGCACTAACTAAAGATCTTCTAAAGCCACACGGTAATTTAGGAGCTACACATAAACAAGCTTTGGATCTAATAAAAGCTAATATGATGCTAAAGGCTAGAGAACTAAATATTCCTTTTATGGCTAATGAAACTACTCTAGCTAATATCACAATGCGGTTCAATCCTGAAGATATACTGAAATATGCTAATGCCAAACTAAATAAAGCTGGTGATATTATTCATATACAGTTTAAGTTCCATGAAAAACTATTGGCTGATGCTTTTGCTAGAATAAACCAAGATCCCCGCATACGACCAATGCTAGATCGTACATCCGATGCTATACTACAAGAAATAGACAATCAACTACAAACTGCTTCCTTAGATACTCTTTCTGGTTTATTGATACAAGCAGAGGAAGAGCTGAAAACCTTATCCATTTCCCTGAACGTAGAATATGAAAAAGGAAGTGTTATTGCTTATAAGGGTAGCGCTAAATTTGTAAGACGAGCTCAAAAAGCAGAAGAAGAATTAGGCATACTAGATATAACGCAATTTGTGCAAGGACGTGTCAAGCTAAGAATGAGAAGAGGAACAGGTGTGCCTCATCCTCCAAAAATATATAATCGCACAGAAAGATTTAAAGGTAGTATACAAGCCTATTACAACTTCAGAGATAACGTAGCTAAATATGATTACATGCCTTTATACGATAGTCTAGAAAAACATGGCTACGAGATTAACAAACTAGTAACTGGTAGCGTCCGTGATATAGTATTAGAACGTCTTAATAGAGAAATCAGATTAAAACGCTATTAAAATATGGAGATAAATATTCCTAGAGAACAACTAGCTGCAAAAAATAATCAAAAAATTGTGTTTGCCAAACTGATTTTACGGTGATATACTTTAGGAAGATAAAATGTCAAATAGAACAAAGATCAACAATTTTATCAAAGCGCAGCTAAAAACAATCAATGGAGGAGTGTCCCCTTTCGATCCTTCTTATACGTTTAAGTCAAAGTTACATGATAATGTTCACCGCGGCTTAAAGTTTATAGATGAGATTAATGATTTTCCGGCTGTGTATATCTCAACTCGTAAAGAGAAAAGAATCTATCAGACCTTGGGATTAACAGAAGCTGAAGTGCCCGTAGTTTTAAGATGCTACACAAAAGGCGACGAAACGAGAGAACTAACTAACAATCTGGCACTAGATATTGAACATGTTCTCTACAATATGAACACATATAGCGATTTAAGCTTAAAGATTCAAGACATCACAATACAAGGTATGGATGTTGATTCTGGCTTAATGCAGCCTTATGGAATGATAGAAGTATTTTTACTAATACAATTTGAGATTTAAGGAGAAAAATAAATGCCAGCAGCATTAAACCTACAAAGAAACTCCGAAGTGTACATGTCTACTGTTGACTTGAACAACGGTGGAACAGGTGCTAATATGACCCCAAGCAATACTTGGAGAGTAGAAGTACTAGCCGGATATGCAGCAAGCCAAGCTTCTGCTACCCAAGACATTACATCTCTGGAAAGCGGATTGAGCCCTGATAGAAGTACCCAGCGCTTCAATACTGCTATTAACCCAACTGAATGGAACTTCCAAACTTACCTACGACCAACTGGAGTCAATAACACAGACAACGGCGCATCTTTGCCAGTTGCTGACTGGTTCCTATGGCAGGCTCTACTATCCAACACTTCTTTTGCTGTTGGTGTAGGTGCTACTTCCAACGTTCAATCTACTTGGGAGAACAATGGTAAGTTTAGAACCGAACAACGTGTCGCCTCGGATAACGTAGCGGCTCACATGTCAAACTTCGCTGTGGCTCCTGAATACCAGCTATACATGAAGCTAGATAACGTAGTATATCAAGTTAGAAATGCTACTGTTAACGAAGCTGCTGTTGACGCTGCCATCGATGGAATTGCTACTACCTCTTGGAGTGGTTTTGGTACTCACTTTATCGAACTAACCGGAGCTGCTCGTGATAACTTTATTTCTGTAAGTGGTGGTATCCTAAACTCTGGTTCCCCTGCAGCTGCAAACGTTTCTGCTAACGTTGGGGTTACTGAATATACTTACCACAAGTGGGCTGATTTTGGTGGCGTAACAAGCGCATTCATCAAGAACCGTTTGAGCGCTATTGAAATTACTCACACTCCACAAGGCGGTGGTGCAGCTACCTATACCTTCCCTGTTACTGGACTAGGCGTGACTTACTCTAACGGTCTAACCTACCTAACTCCGGAAGAATTGGCTGCTCTGAATATGCCTATTGGTCAGTTCACAGGAGCTAAGACTGTAACTGGTAACTTCACAGCCTATCTACGTGCAGGTGCCGACGACAGCGCTCAGTTCTTGAGAAATATCGTTAATGATACAAGAACCAGTATCGCTCAAGCTAGTACTGCGAACTTAAAGATTGGTGGAACTACTGCACCTTTCGTAGCGTTCAATATGCCAGCCGTGCAATACAACTTCCCAACACACTCTACTGAAGATATTCTAAGTATCAGTGTTGAGTTCCTAGCACAAGAAACTACAGCAACAAGAGGAACTGGATCCGAACTAACAATGATCGTATCTGGAGTATAATAACTGCTTGAGGGGGCAGTCATACACAATCGGGGTAGTTACCTCAACAAGTTATTAGAGTTCCCCCTCACTAATAACAAGTTGGATATGGTAGCTACCCTTTTTTACATAACGAGGGAAATATAAATGGGATTAATCAAGAAGTTAAAAGTAGATGAGAGAGTTGCTAAGGTAGACTTTCCTGATATTGATGGTTTTGTAGTGGATGTTTGCTACATTGGTAGAGATAAGCGTGCAAAGATACGTAATCAAAGTCTAGAGATGAAGTTCAATAAGAGAACTCGCTCAAGAGAAGAAGAAGTAAATCTAGACAAGTTCCTAGAGCTATATACTGAAGCTGTAGTAAAGGGCTGGTCTGGTTTAACTGTTCGCAAGCTCGGAGATCTAATGCCGATTGATATGACTGGTATGGATCCAAATGAGGAAATTCCTTACTCTCCAGAAGATGCACTAGAACTAATCAAGAACTCTACTTTGTTCGACCAATTCGTTAACGACACTATCGAAAATTTTGAGATCAACGAAGACGAAGCTAAGGCCGAAGAAGAAAAAAACTAAATAGGTTCCTTCAGAATCATTTACAAGCTGGAGGAATGACAGAGGAGCAGTATCTGTTAATGTGTGAAGAAATGGGATGGGAACCTAACCCTGATGAAATGCCCTTACAGATATTTGATCTATCTTACGACACCCAACTAGCCTTACAACTATTCAATTCTTTGCCTGATAAAGTAGAAGGAATGAGCGGTTCTTGGTTAGGAAAAGATCTAGCAGGCTTATCGGGTTTGCTAGATATATTTGAAGTAGATAACCGTAAAAGGGTATTTGATCTATTTTTAATGATACAGAAAGCATACGCAGAACATTATAGTGCTCAACAGAAGATGCGTTCTATGTCGTCTAAAGGAAGAAAATGATTGGCACAAATTAGAAATATAGTAAGAACTGACTTTGTTGCGACAGGGGCCAAATCTACTGCTAATCAAACAGAAACATTAACCAAAGCTCAGACCCGTCTAGCGCAATCCAGTGCTAGTGCGGGTCGAGTTTTTTCTTCCCAAGCTAAAGGTCTTGGTGGGTTGGTCGCTGCGTATGCTGGAGCGGCTGCGACTACTTATGCCTTGCAACAAGCTTTCTCTAAATTAGCTGATTCTGCTAGAGCGTTACAAGCTGTTGAAGGTCTTTCCTCCTTGGCTGCTAGAACTGCTCAAGATGCTTCAAAAATAACTGCTGCTGTTAACGAAATTACTAGAGGACAGGTTAGTCTTGCTAAATCTACAGAAGCATTAGGTCTTGCTCTTTCTTCTGGTTATAACATGAATCAGATTACTAGTTTGGCTAACATTGCGAAGTCTGTGGGTAGCTCTCTAGGTAAGGACGTTACAGCTTCCTTTGAACGAATAGTTAAGGGTTCTGTAAAGCTAAGTACTGCTCTCTTGGACGATCTGGGCTTGTTCCCTCGTATTGACAACGCTGTGAAGGCTTATGCGGCTACTCTAGGTAAAAGCGCCAAGTCTCTGAACGAGTTTGAAAGAAGACAGGCATACGTTAATGCTGTTATTGCAGAAGGTGAGCGCAAGTTTAAATCTACTGCTTCTGTAATGCCTAGTGCGTCAGAGCAGTTTCAAAAGTTTAACGCCAATCTACGTAATATGATTGACTCCTTTACTGAAGCATTGGTAAAGGGTGTGGTTCCTTTTGTCGAATTTTTGAACAAGCACGGCGTAGCTACTATGTCGTCCTTCATGATCTTGGCTAGTATGGTTGCCAGTAAGGGTATTAGTGTCTTAAAGGATGCTATTAATGGACTTACTACCTCTCTTAATGCATGGGCGGCTAACAC